AAAAGAATTTTGCGAAAATTGAATTTCTAACTAAAAAGAAGTATAATAAAAATAGAAAATAAATATCGGAGGTTAGAATGAAAACCATACGCATCTATAGTAAACGCCTTGCTGAGTATTTGACCGCCCGCGACTTCAAAATACTCAAAGTTATCCAAGACATTTCTCGCCCAACATTTTCTAACTGGATATTTGAAGATACTTTTGAATTGAGAGAAACAATGCGCGAATACTCTCAAAAGAAAAAATGAGGTAATTCAAATGCCAAATCAGAATCAGAATCAGAATTTTTACCCAAACCAGCGCCGAGTCACTAATCATAAGAAAATGAAAAATGGACGAATTGACGGCGCGGGAGGCTCTATGATTATAGCTTATTGGGCTGACGTTTGTCTTGTAGTCAAGCGTACAGGAAACCCATTATGCGGTCTCCTTTGGGAATATTTTTTCAAAAATGAAGACGGATATACAATAGGATTGAGTCCAGAAGAACTTTCTGCTACATTAGGGGTAAAGAAAACTGCTTATCAAACTGCTTTCAATCTACTGGTTGCTACTGGCTATCTCAAGTTGCGTGAAAGTTCAAAGGTTCATTATGATTTTATTCCCTATCCTTCTTGAGGGAGCGCTTTGCGCTCCTTTCTTTTTTTCTTTTTCGTTCTTCTTTTATTTATTTTATTTATTTCTTTTATTTTTCTCGTCAGTCTGACTGACTTTTAAAAACCATGCGGACTGACTTTTAAAAATCAGTCAGACTGACTTTTGTAATCGCATCATAAAAATCAGTCAGACTGACTTTTAAAAATCAGAGAGAATGGTTTTTACAGTTTTATAATAAAAGAGAGGTAGAAATTCTACCTCTCAATC